ACGTATTCCTTACTACGCTGTTCCCTACGAGCACAACCCATACTCTTTCTTTGGTATCGGTATTGCTGAGAACATGGATGATACTCAGACGTTGATGAACGGCTTTATGCGTATGGCTATTGACAACGCTGCTCTATCTGGTAACCTTATCATTGAAGTAGATGAGACTAACCTTGTACCAGGCCAAGACTTAAGTGTGTATCCCGGCAAGGTCTTTAGACGCCAAGGCGGTGCTCCAGGGCAGGCTATCTTCGGCACCAAGTTCCCCAACGTAGCACAAGAGAACATGCAACTCTTTGATAAAGCACGAGTACTTGCAGATGAGAGTACTGGCTTCCCTAGCTTTGCACACGGTCAGACGGGTGTTAGTGGTGTAGGGCGTACCGCTTCTGGTATCTCTATGCTTATGTCTGCTGCTAACGGCTCTATTCGTGCAGTAGTTAAGAACGTAGATGACTATCTGATTCGCCCTATGGGTAAAGCTTTCTTTGCATTCAACATGCAATTTGATTTCGACTCTTCTATTCGTGGTGACTTAGAGGTTCGTGCATCTGGTACAGAGAGCTTGATGGCTAATGAAGTACGGTCACAGCGCTTAATGCAATTCTTGCAGGTAGCACAGAACCCAGTACTGGCTCCTTTCGCTAAGATGGACTACATCATTCGTGAGATTGCTAAGTCTATGGATCTAGACCCAGACAAGGTTACAAACTCTATGCAGGATGCTGCTATCCAAGCTGAGATCTTAAAGGGCTTTCAGCAGCCACCACAGCCTGCTGTAGGGCCAGATGGAGTTCCTATGCCCCAAGGTGGCCCAGCACCAGAAGGACAAGGTCCACAGGGCGTACAGGACACCACAGGGAGTGGCGGTGGACAGATGGGCGTAGGCACAGCACCAACACCGGGTGAGCAGGGATTTAGTGGCAATGTCGCTTAAGCGAATAGTTAATGACAAAGAAGTATGGGATGCGTTTCTTGAAGAGCTTGAGGATCGCATCTCAGGAAACCATAGAAGTATGGAGAACCTCTCAGATACCGCTGAGATCTACCGCCACCAAGGTGCTATCAAAGCGCTGAGACAACTTAAGTATTTGAGGGATTACGTGAATGGATAACAGTAAAAACCAGATGGAGATGCTCTTTGATGAGGGTGGCATTGCAGATGATGGCATGAATGTTGATCCTGTGAGTGGTAACGAGATACCTCCCGGCTCTATGGCCTCAGAAGTACGTGATGACATTCCTGCACAACTAAGTGAAGGTGAGTATGTTGTACCTGCTGATGTACTGCGTTTCTATGGTGTTAAGTTCTTTGAAGACTTACGCTCAGAAGCTAAGCAGGGCATGTCCCAGATGGAAGCTGATGGTCGCATTGGTGGTGAGCCTGTAGGAATGGAAGACCCCCGTGAGGTAGAAAGCGCTCTAACACCAGAAGAGATGGCTGTACTACAAGAGATGGGTATGGCGGTAGGTGGTATGGTGCCTCAGCCTACACAGAGTACAGACCCTTACATGCAACAACAGCGTATGTATCAACAACCTTCCCCTGTAGCTATGGGTAATACGGGTTATGATGAAGGTGGCGATGTTACTGCATTTGATCCTTCTATGTATGGAGCAGGCTTTAGCTTCCTATCACCGTCCACTCCTACTGAAACAACACCTGCAACAAGCACTGTTATGTTGTACAGCCCAGATGGTCTTACAACACAGTCATTCTCTCTCCCTGCACAGCAAACAGAGTATGACTCAAAGCTGGCAGCGGGTTGGAGTACTACACAGGTACAGACGCCTCAGGTTACAACACAAGCGGGTGGTAATGATGATCCACCTATTAAACCAGAGACAGGTGAACAGGGTAAGAAGTTTAGCGAGATGAGTGGCGAGGAGTTGCAAAATGCTCTAAATCAAAACAAAAAGATAAACGCTGTTATGAAGAGCATGGCTTTAATTAACCCTGTTTTAGGTCTAGCGGGTCTTGGTGCAACTAAGTACGCAGAAAAACAAATACTAAAGCAGATGGAGGATAAGGGTATTAAGCCTGTTGAGGCTGCAGAAGAGGGCGGTATTATTGATAGTATCACTAATTGGTTCTCTGAGACATTCGGTACTAAGAAGGATGAAGAGCCTGTAGTTTCACCTAAGAAAACCAGTCCTTCTCAGAAGGGGTCTGTTACAACAACACCATCCTCTATAGATACAACTACAGATCAACAAATAGCAAAAATGCAAGAGGATCGTGGAGATAGATCCGCTGAAATAGCAGTAGGCCAAAAGAATCTGAGTACCCCTGGTGGTATGTCTGGTAAAAGCACTTCTTATAAAGAGGCTGCTACTAAGGCTGCTACAAAAAGCCTAACATCAGAAGAGAAGAAAGGTGGCGCAGCCTTAGATGAATCCTTTGGTATAACTGGACTGAATAAAGGCGGCTTAATGCAAAAGAAGAAGAAGTAACTACTCACTACCATAAAACAATAAGGCTACCCAGCTAAGGCTGGCCCCAACATAAGGAAATACAATGTCAGAAGCTTTAATCCAAACGGACTCAGTGTCCCATAAGCGCAACCTCTCTCGTGTAGAACGTGATGAGGCAGAACTAAAAGAACTGCTCAAGCAAGCAGGGGTAACGCAAGATGAAACAGAAGAAGAAGCTGTTGAAGCGGAACCCGATAGCTCAGAGTCTAGCGAACCCCCAGTTCAGGCAGAGAGTTCTACCAAACAAGAAGAAGAACCACAAGCCGAAGCACAAGAAGATGAAGAGCTAAGTGCGGAAGAGAAGAACTTTAAGAAGCGTTACGGTGACCTACGGCGTCACACTCAAGAGAAAGAGAAAGAGTTTCAGGCAAAGCTTGATAAGCTAACCTCTCAACTAGATGCTGCTACAAAGAATGAGCTTGTACTACCTAAGTCAGAAGATGAAGTAGAGGCTTGGGCTAAGAAGTACCCAGACATTGCAGGTATCGTAGAGGCTATTGCTGATAAGAAAGCTAGTGAGCGTTCCTCTGAGCTTGATGGACGTTTAAAAGAGATTGAAGCTTTACGTACAACAGCTAAGCGTGAGAAGGCAGAAGCTGAATTACTCTCTCTTCACCCTGACTTTCAAGAGATTCGTGCTGATGATGCGTTTCACTCTTGGGCAGAGAAGCAACCTAAAGTCGTACAAGATGCTCTATATGAGAACAGCGAAGACGCTAAGTCTGTTGCACGAGTAATTGACCTTTATAAGTCAGATCAAGGTATTAAGACTAAGAAGGTGTCTAGCTCTGATAAAGCAGCAGCATCCTCAGTTAAGTCTAAAGGACGTGCGGCACCCGACACAGATGATTCATCTAAGTATATCACTGAGTCGCAGGTAGCTAAGATGTCTATTAAGGAATACGAGAAGCGCATGGAAGAGATCTTTGATGCTCAGCGCTCTGGTAAGTTTATTTACGATGTATCAAAGAAATAAGTTGACATTACTTGTATCGTAGATAAAACTATAGGCATGTACAGTGTCAGGGATTAACTGCTTGTACATGCTTTTAACTAAGCACTAGCCACACGAAGAACTACCTCTGAGTATAGGCCCAGCGCTTGAAGGATGGCCCTCCTGATAGCAACGCTGACTACCCTAGAACAAAGAGCCTCTTTTAATGTGGATATGTAGTGTCTAAATCTCACGCCATATCTATAAAGGAGAATTATTATGGCTATTGGAACCGCTGGTGGTGGATTTGACGGGAACTTCTCCCCGATTATTTACTCCAAACAAGCACAGATCGCACTGCGTCGCTCTGCTGTAACTAACGCAATCACCAACAACTCTTACTTTGGTGAGATTGCAAACCAAGGCGACACAGTTCGCATTCAAAAAGAGCCAGACGTAACAGTCAATGCTCTGCAGCGTCACACAGGTATCTCAGTAGAGAAGCTTGATGACTCTGACTTCTCGCTCACCATTGACCAAGCTAACTACTTTGCTTTCAAAATGGATGACATTGAAGAGCAGTTTGCAAATGTAGACTTCACATCTTTGGCTGCTGATCGTGCTGCCTATAAGATGGCTGATGCTATGGACACAGACGTACTGTCGTACCTCTCAGGTCACACAGCTGCAGGTGCTTTCATCACTACTTCTGCTGGCGACAAGCAGACTACTGAGACAGCTACTGGTGAATACATCACTGCAAACCACTTGGACGCAACTGACTTTAGCAGCTTGACCATCTCTGGTACAGCTACTGCAGGCGATTCCGTTCCATTGGCTCCACGCTTGCCAGGCGCAACTGCCCTGTCATCTACAACTGTTTCTCCATTGACCGTACTTGCACGTATGGCTCGTAAGATGGACGTAGCAAACGTAGAAGCTCGTGGACGTTGGGTTGTACTTGACGCCGTATTCATTGAGATGCTCAAAGATGAAGATTCACGCATGTTGAATGCTGACTTCGGTGGTGCTGGCCTGCAAAACGGTCTGGTGTTGAACAACATTCACGGCTTCCGTGTTTATCAGTCCAACGCTCTTCCTGCTGCTGGTACAGGTGCTGGTACTTCTGGTACAACTGCACAGTCCACTAACTACGGTGTTATCGTAGCTGGTCAGGACGATGCTGTTGCTTCTGCTGAGCAGATCAACAAAGTTGAGAACTACCGTGACCCAGACAGCTTTGCTGACATTGTGCGTGGTATGCACCTCTATGGCCGCAAGATTCTGCGCCCAGAGGCACTCCTCACAGCACGTTACAACGCTGCCTAAATCACTTAG